GCTATACTCTGCTTTCAACGCACGTGTTTTTGCAGACACAGTTGCTTTTTCAATGGTGAAACCCATTTCGTTGAAAGTAGATGATGTATTACCAAGTGCTTCACCATCTGTTAATGGCATACCACCAGCAAAGCCGTTAGCTACACGGTCATTATCGAGTGAACCATCTGCTGCAGCATCAGTTACACCAGAAAGACCTGATGGACCTGCTGAACCGTTAGCACCTGTTGAATCTCCGCCCCAAGCAGTATTTGCTTCGTTATATAGAGCTTCAGTTGAGGTTGTTGCACCTGCACCATAGCGTGACTTCATTGCGAAGATCAAGCCTGTTGGTCCAGTCATTGGCTGCACACCACATACATCATAAGCCATCATGTTTGGCATTGCACGACGTACAAGTGAGATAAGGATTGGATCCCAGTTACCTACTGAACCGGTGTTATTTGATGGAGCGTTTTCTGACAAGAAACCTTGCTCTGCTTGACGCTGCTCAGCAAGAGCTTTTTCTTGATTCTCAAGAACTACAGCTGTTACTGATTTTCTGTAAGAATCATCGATTTTACCTGCTGATTCTTCGTTGAGCACTGGTGCCCATTTCTCTGTGAGATTTTTATATGTATTAGACATTTTCTTTTGTCCCCTTAAATTAAGATGTTCTCAATGCTGAGAGATATTTATCCATGTTGCTTGAAATTTCTGTTTCATCAGCTTCTTCTTCTACAACACTTTCATTAACCATTTCTACTGGTGCTTCTGTAGTTTCTACAGGTTTCTGAGCAAAATATGATTCTTTAAGTGTAGAGATTTTTGAAGCAAAATCTTCTTCGGTTGTAAAGTCAACACTTTCAGCAAGACTTCTAAGTTTTTCAACTTGTGTTTCTGCTAGGTCTTTAGAAGCTTCACGAATGCAAACTTCTTTTTTCATTGATTTTACAGATTCTGACATTTCCATGTTTTTCTCTGTTTGTGAATTTAATTGGCTTTCAAGCTCTTCAACTTGCTCTACCAAATCGTCCACAAGATCAATTTTGGATTCTGGAACTTCGATATAAGATTCAGTAAACAAGTCTTTCAAATTGTTCATGAATGTTTCTGCAATCTCTGTTCTCAAACCAGCTTCTACGGCCAATTTGTTTTCTTCCATCCAAGTTTCAACTACATAGTTTAGATAGCTGTCGATTTTCTCAACAAGCTCTCCACGTGTTTCGTTGAGACCTTCTTCAATTTCTGTTGCATAATGCTCTTCAAGGGCTGTTACTCTTTCAGCAATAGTTGCTTCGAGTTCAGCTTCTTTCTTAGCTACTGCTTCATTCACTTTTGAATTAACAGCTGCTTCAAAAATTGTAGCGGCTTTTTCTTTGAAACCTTCCGCAAGACCCTCTTCGTTAGCAATAAGTGCTTGAAGGTCTTCTTTATGTTCTGAGACAACAATCTCATCTTCGATTTCAACTTCTTCGCCCATCATAGTTTTATATGACGCTTGAAGATCCGCTTTTTTCATTGCTTGTAGCTTACCGTACATAGCATTAACCATTCCCGCTTTTGTTTTCGGAATTGGCGCCTGTTTTGTTACTGCTTTAGCTGCTTTATCGACACTGTCGACTGATTGAGCTTCTGCATTTTTAGGATCATGAGCTTCGTCCACAACTTCCGCTGCTTCATCGAGCTCAACTTCCTGGTCTTGTATTTGATCAGTCATGTTTGACTCCTCTTTTATTTGAGCAACGAGAGGAAATTCTTAAACTCACGTTCCTGCACTAAATGCATATCAGCACGCGGAGCTTTTTTAATTTCAGTCTCAATTTCTTCAATATCTTGAGGTTGAATAACACCATTGTTCCAAACCCACTCTACACCTTCCATAATCCCATTAACGAAAGCTTCTGGAGCAGATGGATCTTGTACAATGTCGACAGTGTTTAACATAAAGTCTTCCTTTACATACATTGTCCCATTACGATTCTCAAGACTTCCCATACCACGAGTTGAAACGCCTAGTTGAACACCACCATCGAGGAGACCTTTTACAATGTTTCCCATTGGAGTATCTAATATAAGCGCTTTCCCCATCACATTATTACCTTCCCAAGTCATCTCGGTAATGCGATGCGAAACCTTATCTAAGTTAACAGTTGGTCCTTCTGGATGATTTAACTCTCCAACCGCTCTCTTAGTTGCAACCTGTTCGGTTGCAAATTTATGAACGGCTGACTCCATAATACCTCTAGGGTAGATTCTGCCGTTTCTATTCTTACTTTCAGCTTGTGCGAAGATACCTTCGATCACATAGTTTTTCTTACCACTCTCATCTACCTCTTCGGTAACATAAGATAGTTCTTGATCATTGTATTCCGCAATAAGCTTCATAGTTTTATCCTTTATACTGTTTGACGAATTCTTTCGCCATTTTCTCAGCTTCTTTTTCTGAAGCATAAGTATCTAAAACGTCACCATCAACTTTAGCCTGAAACTTATTTTTGACTTTTACAATCTCAATTGTAATGCCTTTAACTTTCATTTTCTTAGATTCTTCTAAGCCGGCTCTTAAAGTTCTAAACGATTTCATTTTCTACTTCTACTTCCATATCTACTTCTGCATCTACTTCTTCAGGTGCATTATTATATAATCTATTAGCTAATTCAATTCTTTTATTATCAATAGCATCTGATAGTTTATTAGCAACTAAATCATTAAAAATATTTGAAGAATTTACAAAATCTTTATCCTCAATAGACGATATCATCGCTTCGATTGGATCTAGTTCTACTTCTGGTTCATCACTTGTATCTTCTTCAGCAGATGTATCTACTGTATCAATATCTTCAAGACTTTCGATGTTTTCGTCTGAAACATCTGTAACATTATTTAATTCATCATCCATAATTATTCTCCATATTTTAGATTATTTATATAAATTAAGTTTTTGACTTTTAATCTCCCAATACATCATCATAATCGGGATATTGCCTTGTTGCTCCATTACTTTGATTGCCCCAAACAATTCTTACAGCCCCATCACCGCCTTTTTGTCCATGACCAATAGTACTTTGAATAATACCAGCACCACCACCGCCAGGTGAAGCAGCTTGACCGCTAAATGATGGATGATTAGCTGAACCAGAAGTTGGTGGAGTTATCGAACCTGCACCGCTTGATGGTCCTAACGGACCAGCAAAGAAAGCTGCTGATTTCCAATTGCTTCCGTGTCTTGAGTATTGCACATGTACACCAAGCGGTGAGTTGATGAATGCTTGCCCACCATCACCCATACCGTATATTCCAGTAGCGCCACCAGCTTGAAAATCTTCTGGAAACCCATTATTTGAAGAACTTGACTGTGTTCTTGAGCCACCCCCACCACCACCTGCAAAGCCAGTACCAGCCGACGGGGATCCATCCGCATGCCAACCACGACCACCAGAACTCTGATAACCACCTGCACCACCACCACCTGGAGATTTATGTGGGATAGCTGTTGAACTAGAACCGCCGCGGCCACCAGTACCTCCGCCCGTTTTATCAGAGCCGCCACTCATACCACCGGCACCACCTGCAGTGTTATTGTTTACATCAGTTAGTCCGCCCTCACCGCCATATGCAATTAGTCTTGTAGAACCACTCGAGTCAAGAATATAAGTATCACCACCATCAGACCCATCTGCTCCGGAACTTGTTCCGCCAGCACCACCCGCGCCGACCACTACAGTAAAAGTATCACCTGGAGATACTGAAATATTACCATAGACTGTACCGCCCCCACCGCCTGCAGATGCTCCAGTAAATGAAGTAGATGAATTACCTCCTCCGCCGCCTCCAGCGCCTACACAAACAGCAGATATTTGGGTGACGTTGGCTGGTACAGTAAAAGTAACATTTGAACCAAGTGTAACATTACTTCTATCAAATATTGCCGATACCGGTATAGTATTAAATCCTTGATTTCTAAAATCGCTAAAACTAATTTGACCGCTTGTAGGGATTCCAGATGTAACTACAGAATTAGTTATAACATTAGTTGCGGATATAGCTGTTTGAACATTAGTTCCATTTCTATAAAACTCTGATAAACTCATTGCAGGAGTTGACTGATCTTCAAATACATCTTCTATGTTATTATTAAATGATATAGCTCCGGTGTTTGGTATAAATGGCATTATTTTTCCCTTTCAAGTCTTTCAACTTTTTCGGAAAGTTCTTTAATTGCTTCAATTAATAATGGAACCAGTTTTTCATATCTAACAGCTTTATACCCATCTTCTCTTGTTGTAGTAACTTCTGGTAATACTTCTTCAACTTCTTGGGCTAAAACTCCAGCCTCTCTAAGAGTTTGATCTTTATCTTCCGCTAATTCATTCCAGTTAAATGTATATCCAGAAATTTTATTTATCTTATCTAAAGCATTATCAATTACAGAAATATTAGTCTTTAATCTTTTATCAGATGTTCCGAATGCAGTAATATCTCCAGTTGCTGTAAAGGCGCCAGTAAGAAGGAAATTACCAGTGTAAGACCCAGACATTCCTAAGCCGCCCGTAGTTTGAGTTAATCCACTACCAGCACCAACACTAAATGTGGTACCGCTTAAACTAATGCCGTTACCAGCTGAATATGTTGTGTCAGTGTTCGTATCTGTGCTACTAATAGTAAAGTTAGGATATGTTCCAGTGACACTTGTTGCTCCACTACCTGTTAAAACTACTGTTTGATCAGGTGCTGAATTAGTAAATTCATTATTTGCATCAAGAGAAAGTCCAGTTCCTGCGGTATATGTCTCTCCTGCATCACCTGCAACAAAAGATGTTCCATTATAAATTATAGCTTGACCATTAGTTATACCCGCTGTACTAACATCTGAAAGATCATCCATTGCAAGAGAAACAGCAACATCGCCAGGAACAAAATTTGTTCCATTCCATTTTAAAGCTTGACCATTAGTTGGTGCGTTCGTAGTAATATCTACGTCGGTATGACCACCTATAGAACCAAGCGCAAACTGTGAACTATCTACATCAATTTCTATTTCTGTTGAGTTTACGTACCTTACTACAACAGCCCCACCACCCTTAAGGGTTACATCTTGTGCAGAACCACTTTGTCCATTAGCCTGAGTATCAAATCTTAGATTGGCTTCATTAACACCAGTTGCA